GCTAGCCACTCGGTTCGGGAGCATTGGTCCCTAGAGATTTGACCCACCCCCCTCTTCAACTATCGATTCACAATCCCCAAAACATTCTTTACCTACAAAAAATTTATTTGTGTACTTGGTATCAAACGCCTTATCTTTCAACGGCTTACAGCTCGTATGTAGAAATAAGTTGGGATTGATGCTCCTTATGTATTCATCAAATCCAACTGCTCGTTCCCAGTCTTCCCGGTAATTCTCTTTTAAATCCTGCCATTGAAAATCAGGTTGATTCGGACACAGATAACAAGAAGTGTGCTCTGGCTTAGGCCATCCAGCGCGTGCAATAAGATCAATACAGTCTTCACGCCTTATACCTAGATCAACTAATGGATATTTATTTTGATTCCACTTAACCGAACTGATCTTTATCCTTCGCATCTCATCAACCGAAATACCGATCCAAGTATCACATCGCTTAACACCCTGCTCCCTTAGCCAATGATGGGCCACCCTTTGCTTCCATGTCCCAGAACAATGTGTTTTGTATTTTCTCACGATGCCATCATTTCCCTTTTCATAGAGGGGTAATCTCACGTTGTTCGTTGCATCGAATAGGCTATTATCGAAATAGTCTATTGTCCTAATTATTTTTAATCTAACCCCTATCTCACTGAGCCGTGGAATAATTGTTGATTTCACGTAATCGAAAGTCTTACTCTTTTCATATCCAACATCAACGATCCATGCAAAATCAGGTGTAGGTAACTTACCTTGACAAATCAAAACCGCAATTGCTGTACTCTGCACGCCTCCACCACATGCCCACACTTGCATAATGCCTTCCTTTTCGTTCATTTCTAATTCTCTTTGCCTAAGCAATGATATCCCGCAACTACGCGAGCATGTCTCTTGATGAAGACTATTTGTTTCAAATTGTTTTTCACACCAGTTACATTTGCGGATTAACTTATGTTTTCGGGGCATTCTTCCTTTTTTCTTGACCCACCCCCATCCCTATACTCTCTTCATTTCAACCAGCCTGGTTATCTCGTTGCCGCCGTAGACCTGGAACAGTTCTTGCTTGAGCTTCTTGCGTAATTCCTTCTGTTCCTCTTCTGTCTCTGACTGGATCTCCACGGTGATGATGTAGTTATACTCGTAAATCATTGTTCGCCTCAATCCTTTTTCTTTTTAGTCTCTTCTATATCCAGGCCAATCCTCAAGGCATAATAAACCTCCTTAATGGTAACATATTGTCAAGCCTTTATTTAGCCCTTCCAAACCTCCCGGAACTATGTTTTCTTTCATGGCATTCAGTACATAAACTTTGTAGATTTTCCATTGATAATCGTTCTCCGCCCTCGCTTATAGCAATGACATGATGCACAACATCAAGGGCTTTATCGCGGTCTTGACTTAAACATTCTTCACACAAAGGATCGCGGCTTGCTTTAAGATCCCTTACCTTTTCCCACTGGGTATCATATCCACGCTCTCTTGAGCTACCTCGCTGCTGATCATATTCTTTAGCTGCTGTCTTCTCATAGACTTGACATTGAGGGCATACTTCAGGGCCTCGTATCAGATTAGGGCAGGCATTGCGTCTCGATCCCCGGCCAGGACAAGGCCTATATGGTTTCATTGGAGACAATTATCTAACGCCTTTCATGGTTATTTGCTTTGCTGCGCTAGGCTGTGCTCCGCTCTGCTTCGCTGCGCTTTGCTTCGCTGCGCTCCGGATCTTTTCCTCTCTCAAATAACGGCCACAGTTCCACTTCAAGCCCCAAGGCCTCTTTAGTTTGCCTCTATTGTTATCTCTGTTCGAGGCTCGATCCCATAAATCTTAAATCCCATGAGTTTTGAAATTTGGCTATCATCTTTCCAGACAACGCCATTAAGACAATCTTTAACAAATTTTATGAGGTTATCCAGGTCGGGGCGTTTGATATGTGGTATCCAAAAGCCAGCTTTCAACAAATGTATCAGCTTCTTTGGAAATGATTTAGGCATTGGCATATAAAATCTAACTTTTAAGCTAATCGCCCCTATTAATAGCTCTTTTAGCTCAATTTGGCTTTTTGCTTCCAATAGCCAGCGACCCTCTTCCGTTTCTTGGCTATTATAGGTACCAACAAAATTCCCACGTCTGTAAAAACGCGGTCTTGCTTTAGCAATTGGTTTACCTGGTATGGTTATTGTTATCATAGCTCCTTTCCCCACCTATAAGTTTCCAGTCCTTTACTTTTAACCAACCAGTCCTCCACCAGCACCGAGTTGGCGTACATCTCATCAAGCTCGATTTGGCTTATTGGCAACCACACCCGTTTCCGGCCAAAGACGAAAGGCAGTGCCTTTGGTGTCGCTAGCGCCTGATTCATCTCGTCGTACATAAGTCTAATTTTCATATATCCAAGCTCCAGTCCGTATCTTGAAATATCTTACAGCCAGCCACGATCTTATACTTGACAATCTGATTATTAGGGTTCTTGTCCGAGTCTCGCCAGTTCTTAGCTTTAATAATCTTGAGGGTATGCTTATCGAGAGTACAGTAAAGCCGAGGTTTTTCGAGGCTGAAAGATGCTCCGCGACCAAGGGAAGCGCCTGGAGCTTTTTGAATAAAGACAACCGCTATGCCGGTCTTGAGCTTTGCGTAGATTTCAGCTAATTGACGGGCTATCAGGTAAAAGTTATCTGTGATTTCTAGGAAGTCTATAATATTGAGATCGTCAGGTTGGATTACATCGGCAAAATCAGTAGCTCGTTCTTTAGCTATAAACTTCCAATCGTCTATGCCTATTTCATCGAATTTCTCAAGCCGACTCTTGAGTTCCTGGGGTCCCATCTCTGACGTGAAGTAATGGGTCTTGAATCGCCCTTGGTTTAGGAAAATCAGGTTGAAGGCAAAAGCGCTCTTGCCACTATCTGGGGCACCGGCGAAAACAAAAAGACTCTTGGGATAGATTTTAATCCATCGATGTATGCCAAGAGGAAACCGGAAATCGAGATCCTGGCCCTCGAAAGTCTTCCAGTCGATGATTTCACTTTCCTTTTCAATCTTACGGAAACATCCGTTTCGACTGCCATACCGCTCTATAATTCCTTCATCACACAATCTTGAAAGTACCTTCGAAGCGTTTTTCTTAGCTTTTCGATCTCGAATATTTAAGGCGGTTATGATATCGGTAGAGTAGAAAATGCCTGTTGTCGTATCTATAAACAAACTGACATCACTTGTGATGTTATCTGTTTTCTTAGCTGGCAAACGTAAAGACTGTAGAACGTCTTGTGCTTCAGAAGTGATCTCATCTGGGCTGGCTTTTGCGCTTATCCGCTTTTTAATAAGGTCTGAAAGTTCACTCAACCTAAAAAGGCTATTGTGTTCCTTTATTGCCTGGACATGGAAATCAAGTGCGGCTATCCCGCAGCTACTATCAGTGAGCTGCATCAAATAATCCTTGTCGAGTAAGACAAGGTTGCCATTCTTTTTAATGGCTTCATAGACAACCGATAACTCAGGGGTGATACCTGAATCAGCTAAGTCATAAATTACCTCTAGTAGGTAGCGATGCTTTTCTAATCCTAAATCATCTGGCTGTAAATCTAGCTTTAGCTGCTTCAAACAGCTCGCATCATGGAAGATGCTACCTAGTATTATTTGCTCTGATTCAAGATTGTATGGTTTCATTAACCTTAATTATGACGACAATGACGACAATGACGATTTTGACGACACTTTGGTTCTCTTTTCATGCTTGATTAAGAAGTTATTAGTTGTAGCTAAGATATTTACCATTATTAACCGATACTATGACGACAATGACGACAATGACGATTCGAGACGACACTTTGACGACAGTTGGCGACACTTGCGTTCAAATTTTGAACATTCTCTTATAGTAACGCGCGCGCGCAGGTGCGGACACGCGTAAGATAATAGTGAAAGAGTTAAACTAAGAGTAAAAATAAGAGAAAGATAGTAAGAGTGAAAAAGTGAGTTTTTCACAAATCCCTTTCTTACTTACCCACTGCTGAAATACAATTGTTCTGGCTTAGCGGCAGCATCCCCATCAGCTCCTCTATCTCCACCTGCAACCTAACTATATCTACGGCCAGCAGTTTCTTGGCCTGATGCTTGAGGGCTATCTTGCGCTTGATGAAGTCTTCAACCGGCATCCCCAGGACACCGGCAGCCTTCTTCAGCTCATTCAGGTTTTGCATCTTCCTCCTTTGGTGCATCGGGTAAGGGGCACCATGTAGGGATATTCCTCCAATTCCTTAAAGTCCTTTTCTTTGGTGCATCGGGGTGACCACACCATGAACATCCAACCGAACTTGCCACCCAAAAACAGTTATCGCAAAAATCAACTAATAAAATTTTCATAATATCGTTCTTGCTCCTCCAACCACTCTTCTTTTAATCGTTGACAAACGAAAATATAATGCCTATACTTGGAATTATGAAGATCGTGGTGAACATAAAGCTTCTTCCGGATGCACCACAGCATAGCATCCTCAGAGAAACACTTGAGCGAACCAATGCAGCCTGTAACTATCTGTCGGAAGTTGGTTGGAATGCCGGGGTCTTGCGGCAATATGACCTTCAGAAACTTGCCTATCGCAATACTAAAAACAAGTTTGGCATTGTCTCTGACATGGTAATACGCTGCATTGCAAAGGTGTCCGATGCGTATAAGCTGGACAAAAAAACGCAGAGGGTATTCAGAAAATATTCGGCACACCCTTACAATCACCACATTTTGAGATTTTCCAAAAAGGACGACATTGTCTCTATCAGCACAACAGAGGGGCGTCTTAAAATCCCCTTTGTCATGGGCGAGTATCAACGGAAGTTCTTCCCTTTTCGCAAGGGAGAATCGGACCTCCTGCTGGTCAGGGGTAAGTTTTATCTCGCCTGTGTGTGTGACATTGACGAACCGGAATTGATTAAATCTCGGGGCGTTCTTGGTGTCGATCTTGGTATTGAAAACATCGCCACCACGTCCGATGGGGATTTTTTTTCCGGCAAAGGGTGTGATGCTGTCAGAATAAAAATGAACAAGATCAAAAAGACCCTTCAGGCGAAAGGAAGCAAGTCTGCCAAGCGCCACCTGAAGAAATTTTCCGGACACGAAACAAGATTCAAGAAAAACACCAATCACGTCATTTCCAAACAAATCGTTTCTATTGCCGCGGGCACAAATAGAGCTATTGGGCTGGAAGATCTCAAGGGCTTTAAGGTAACGGTCAATCGAGCGCAAAAGGAAAGATTTGGAAAGTGGGCTTTCGACGAACTGGGGCAGTTCATCGTCTACAAAGCAAAAAAATCGGGCATACCTGTTTTCAGGGTTGATCCCCGGAATACAAGTAAAGAATGTAGTCAATGCAATCATGTCTCAAAATCCAACCGAAAGATACAAGCCGTTTTTCTTTGCAAAAAATGTGGTTTCCAAATTCATGCCGATATTAACGGCGCAATTAACATCGCTACAAGGGCAATAGTCAATTTGCCTATCGCAGTCCGCTCTCATTCTCCAAATTCTCCTTCTCTTGGAACTGCAAGCCGTCTATTTTAGCTGACGGTATTGACTCGAACAATTCCTTTCTCTTTATCAGCCAAAAATTCCATTACGGCTGTATGGCTCTCTGTGATTAAATCCGCAAATCCATACATCACATCAAATTCGCCCTTGGGATATTCGTTTTGCCAGATAATAAGTAGCTTTCCTTGGCCTTTTGCATAACCGGCTTCAAGGTGTGCCGATTTCCCAGCAGACAAAATAAGCAAACACACATCGGCCCAATCAAGCCATTTTTTGTCTTCCTGAAACGCTTTTTGGCTTCGAGGATCTAGTAAGAAGTTAATAGCATCAAGTTCTGCTGGATCACCTATTTCCGAAAAATGAAATACAAATCGCCCAGATGAATCATCACAAAACGCATCTACTTCATGCCCCGCTTGTTCAAGAGTACTTTTCCAGGTGCTTACCCATTCAGCCATTTTCCAACTTGATGCGAGATATATTCTCATCATATTCCTCTATCTCCCAGCAAGGCCCTCATCCTGTCTTCCTGCTCCTGCTGGTATGTGGAATAATCTGTCAATTAAACAACCTCTCCTGTTCTTGCTTTGATGCCTTCTGTCTAATAGATGACCCATAATAGGCTACAATTCTACCAGTTACGCTGTCATGATGACTGATAATGTCATATCCATCTTGTTCAAAATCAGATCGATGGGATTCAATTAGTTTCCTTGCGTACTCATCTCCTCGACCCCTGAACCTCTCGTGTTTATAATAACGATTTAGAAAATCTTCGAGCGACTTGGCAGGTACTTTATATTTCTTAAAATTCTCTTTAAGGTTTAATAGATTCATAGTTTGGTAATATGGCCTCACTCCCCCGCCTCCGCATAAAGCCAATCTCCCTCAGTCCGTTGCTCCCGAGCAAACATTTTTTGCTGACATGCCCCAGGATGCCGGTACCGATATGGACCAGACAGGGGCTTGCCGCACTCCACGCAATTCCAACCGTTGGGCCCCCCCTGTTTTGTCCTCTCCCCGTGACCATCCGAGAGCTTATATACTGGGCCATTCTCTTTCCGGAGGATCCGGATCTGTCGGGTGCGTTCCCTTTTGACTTCCAGGTGATCTTCTCGGCATTCTGCTGTTTTAAGACACCATTTTTGCGCTTGGCCTCTAAAGCCTGGTTGAAACATTTTATGACAGTGGATGCAGGGCCTGGGTGGAGGGAGCTTCATACTAAACATCTCCCCCTATACTTGCATTTTACTTGGTCACAATAAGTCCGGGTGCCTGTCCTGAAACATGGCCACAAGTCATTCCGAGCTTGAATGCACTGGATACACTCCGTCAAGCAGGGCTCGTCGCATATTGTGCTGGTGATATCATTAAACCGGCTTGCTACCGGCTCATGTTTCCTTCCACATTTTATGCACTTGGGGGTTAGGGCCAATTGCCACCTAAAGGTTTGCGATAACAAAATCTTCTGGTAAATCTGAAAAAGTAAAAGCCATGAAATAGGATGAATTATCGCGATTGGGAATTTTGTCTCCAGGAAGTTCTTTATTTTTGATTATTTGACGGTTGAACCATAGCCTGAAGACATTCAGATTGCACAAAGACCATTTCGCTAAGTGTTCTTCTTGCTCATCGCAGAAGGCATAGAAAAAATAATCCCCCCAGCCTTCTATGATTTTGGTTAATTCCGTTTTGGCTCCACTTGGTAATCCTGCTCTAATAGTAAATTCATTCCCGTAAATTTTTAAATAATCATATTTTCGGATTCGACACGCAATCCGTACAGCATCAAGCCGAAGTACCATTAAATCTGTGTTATGTTCAGCATCTTCTTCTATCGGCGGTTCGCTAATAAGATGTTCGCCTAAAATGCGTTTTATTTCTGGTAAAAATCCATCAGCCCATTGTTTTTGGTATTGCCATTTTTCCATCTATATTGCTTCTAGTCCCCAACCATCAAATCCTTCAATTAAACGCCTATTAAAAATATCTATCCGGCGACCAGCGGTAACTCTCCGGATTACATCATAAAATAATTCTGGCTTTTCAGAATGTCCGGTGCGGGATGCTTCGAAGCATACCGGGAAAGCTTTAGCATCAATAAATTGCGGTGTTCCTTTTCTGGCATATAAAGCAAACTCACAGTTATATTGTGGTAATCCAAAGGGTTGGAATCCGCCTGGTTTATGCCACACGAAACAACACACATATTTCAAGCCCCATACTTGCAATAAGCGAAATGCTATTGGTAGGAACTTATGTGTTGTCCATAGCCAGACATGACAATTATCAGCTGCCGGGATATTAAACGCCTCAAGTTCAGCTGTCGTCATAGTTGGATAATCAAACCCAACCTGATCTGGCGCTATATCACGTTCTATCTTTTCTGTCGGCCAAGGTGGATCAATAATAATAACATCGTAAATTCCTTCTATGGCTTTGACTTTTTTTGTATCTATATCTTCCAGTTTTTCAATTATTTCCTTGCGCTTAATCTCACGCCGGACGTCAGCAAGGCTTTTTTTGCCCTGTATAATGGCTTGCGATTCGTCTGGATACTGTTCAAGAAATATGGCAATTTTCCCATCCCGTTTGATCGTGGCCGGTGATACGCCATGCTCTTTTGCGAGGCGGTCAGCGGTGGATATGGGTGGCTCATTTTGATCTACCCTTGATCCCGGGATCTGTCCGCCGAGATTCTGTTTCGCCCGATTATATCTGCGCCCCCGCAGAATACTCATCTGGTCTGGCGTAAGATTTCTACGGCCTAGCTGGTTTCTATCTATCCAATCGGCGGCCTCTTCCCTGTCTGCCAAGCTAATTTCAGCGGTTTGAAATGAAATCCCCCGGCGGTTGCAAATTTCTAGGCGATTGTGGCCGTCTAGCAGAATATTTTTCTCTTGCCATACTACAAGGGCATCACGGCATCCTTCAGCTATTATACTTTGCTCTAATAGCAGTTTTTCTTCTGGGGTGATCGGTGGGATTAAAGATTGAAATTCAGAATCGAGTTTAATGTTCATTGCCTATTCTCATCCGTATAAAATCGGTATTTTTCGAGTATTGACACAAGGTTATAATTATTATACTTAAGGGAAAATATACTGTCTTTCCTAGCCTGTATCCATTGCTGGAAAAATTTGGGTAAAAAATTTTTAGTCTGGGATGCCCTTCTCTAAGCGGTAGTTCCGCAACACCTTCTCCGGATCTTCCCCCGCCCTAAGAAGCCGGATAATCTCCTGTCGCAGCTCCTTGTTGCCATAAAACCCGAAATTCTCATTGAAATAGTCCAGTTCCTTCTCTGTTAACCCCGCATCCTTCTTGATCTGTTCCGTTGTCACAAAATTACCTCCTAATAAAATTGCCAGTAAGTCATCACTGACTATAGGACCTAGATATTTTTCGGGATTCATTAACTCGGACTGGCGGTTAGATGGAAAGCCATATTTTCGGTGGAGTTCAACCCCCTGCCAATTCTCTACGTCGAGCATAAATTTCAGCTTTTTGGCGATAAATACATCAATCTTTTTGCGGAAGGCTTTAACCTCTGCATTTCTCAGTTCTGTCAGCATGGCAAAATGATAATCCCAGAAAGAAATAAAGTCAAGATATTTTTTTCCAAAGATTTTCCTTGACATTTTCCAACGAAGGAATTTATAATATACCCCAAACCCAAATCAAGGAGCCAGCCATGAAACTAACCCTTTTCATCTTAATTCTCACTTTAACCGCCTGCGCGCACAGCCCCAGGCCGTGGACGACAACAGAGAAGACATTGCTTGTGGCTTCAACGCTGGCGGCGGCCGCTGATTATTATACGTCCGAGCGCATCATGGATAGAGGGGGATCTGCACGGAATCTTATTTTGGGCAAGCATCACTCAAGAGCTCACCTCGCCGGCTGTATGGTTGGTTCACAGACTTTGGCTGTTATCATTTCCCATTATATTCCGTGGCTCAGAAAGCCACTTCTGGGGGTTAAGACTGCGATTAATGCAGGGTTAGCTATTCACAACGATAGGCAATAAGGAGCCGCTATGACCACAAACCTAAAATCCATGAAAAGGAGAACATCATGATTTTAACCGACGAGCAGCAGAAATATTTTGAAACAGCCGCACGACCCTTGATCGAATGGCTGAATAAAAACTGTCACCCTCATGTGACCGCGATTATTGAGCCTGGCCGTGCCCAGTTGACTGAGGGCGTTTATTCGGTTCCGGTAACTGATTATATTCCAGATTGAAACCAAGGAGCCTCACATGAACACCCCGAGAGCCATATTACAAGCCCAAGGCAAAATCCGAGTGGGTTGCATGCTCACGCCCGATCTGCTTCAGCAAATTCTTTGGGCTGGCATAGAGCAACCCTGCGTGGGATGTCACAATGAGGAGGGATGCTTTCAGTATGAACCACAGGAGAGCGATTAAAAAGGAGCCAGCCATGACATTTCGATCATCCTACATATTCATTGAGACCCAAGAAGAAGCCGAGCAATTGAAATGGCTCGTTGAATTTATGAGAACACTACCACCTTGCTGGGATTCTTTGGCTAGGTTTTACAAGGAACTGGTGGAGAAGATGGATTCCAACTGTTCTGAGCGCAACGTCACTCAGAGCGGTACAGCCTAAGAAGCACAAGACCCTCGCTAGTACGGACCTCAAGAGGCCGTCAGAGGGCAGCAGACGGGCACTTAGTAAAAATGTTCTTTGATATGCGGGGAGCTGAGTGAGTAACGGCTGACAGCCCTGATAAAGAGGGAGGAAGTTGAGACACTCCCCGCAATGTTCTTTGACAAGCCGGTAGTGGCGGAAAGATTTGGTAGACGCATTCAAAGTGAATAGAAGTGGACAGTTGTAATTCACATTAAACTACGAGCAAGCTATACTATATCTCGTGTCAAATATAGCATCTTGTTGACAGGGGCTTGGGAAACTAAGAAGAGATGACCCAACAACCACGTCCAGGTTCAAATCCTGGCTACCGGCACAAAATCGCTGGCAGTGCGTAGAACGATTAATAAATTGCTAGTTCGTATTTAGCACGCGTCCTTTTTGGAGGTACGAATTACAGGGTGGAGAATCGGGAATCCCTGGTTGCCAGTAGAGGTTATCTTGCCCTTGTTAAAGGAAAGAAAAACCGTGTGTGCGACCTGGAAACAGGTGCTTGGGCAACACCCGATGTTGGTCACTGTCAAGGTAGCTATAGGAACGGCCTTGATACACAGTAACATGCTACGAATAAAAGACAAGGTTCAAGGGCAAGTCTAAAATTAGGGGGGTCAACAAGGTGTGGGGCCGCTCCTTAAATCCCAAGAACAAATGGAGCTTTCCCCCCTAACTCTTACCTGTTGGCATGTCAACTAACAGCCTAACCCTAGTATATGCCGGGGGTCTTGGGGTAGGGCCTCCGGCTAGAAGGAGATTGAAATGGCACCGTTGAAATTATGGATAGTCTGGATATTGGGTTGGTTCATTGTAAGCATCTTTGCGGGTTTGATAACCGGACGCATTCTGAAGAGGATTTCCGCCAAGTACCCTATCGTTGAGAGGGAAAGGGAATGTTAGAAATCATATTCGTAATCGTAATTGCTGCTGCGGTGATTTGGATAGTCCGGTACTTCGCCAAGCCGCTATGGGGTGATGATGATGACGATGATTAGGATTCTAATTTTTAGGAGGTGAAAAATGAACCCCTCTTTTGAGCGTGTAAATGATGTTGTTTGGCTACAAATGGATAGTGGATTAAAAACCTGTAAACCTTTTTATGCGTTTAGCCATGAATGTGATAGCCAAGAAACTGCTGAATTGGTAACACGGCAATTCAATAAAGAACTTAATAAATTCTATACAAAAATTGCCAGTGATCCAGTGTATTACCTGGATTCTGAAGAAGTTTCCGCTCTTAAACGCAAGCTACAGAACTGGCATGGTGGGAAGCATTGTTGGAAATGATCAGGGCGTTAATTTTTAGCCTGCTGCTCCTGGCCCCATCCGCAATCGCCATGCCACCAGTTCCTAAACCCTTGCCGATTGTTTCTGTGTGCATCGAGTGTAATAAACCGGTAACTAATCGGGCCTATATATGGCCGGGGGTGTTTGTGTGTAGGAGGTGTAGGTGAAGATTTTTTATCCTAGTCAATGCAGTTGTGGACATATTTTTCTGGAGAGATACCAATTTGATAAACCTACGAGTGAAGGATTTATAGGGTTTTGTTGGTGTGGGTTTTGCCGTACTAAACTTATGGTTAAGCCTACCCCTGCGAAACCTGATATCGAACCTACAACTAAAGAACCTTGTGGACATGAAGGTAGGGGATGGTTCCGAGAAGGGAAGCCCTGCCCTAAATGCGGTTAGAGTAGAGGTACATAAATGAATACGGATAATAAATTATTATGGCCTGAGTCTTTCAGGTGCCCCCATTGTAATGGAAGACTTTATGCTGCTGGGTTTAATGGAGAACCTTTTTGTTGGGAATGTTATTGTTATGTAGAGCCAGTTCGCAAATGACTATATCAAAGAAGCGAGCCGAGAAGTGCGTGACCCATTATTACGGTTGTGACTGCCGGGAGTACCGATATCAGGAGATGGAAAGTGCGCTCACGGTGATATACGCTTGGGCTAGTCCTGAGCAATCAGATACCCTTCCCTGGATAGATCAGCGAGCTATCTGTTTTAACATCGCAAACATAGCAAAGGAGGCCCTGGAATGTCTATCGAAACAACCATAGCGATCTTGTTAATGTGTGCCCTGTGCCTGTTTGCGACAGGGGTAATGTGTGGGTATGCCTGGCATTATTTCGCAGTGATAGGAGGGTAAATATGCAAATGGAAACAGGTTTTTATAATATAGAGAATCAGAAATATCATGATGGGCCAGGTCTGAGCAGTTCTGATCTTCGACTACTCGAACGCTCACCAGCCCATTACAAAGCCAAAGAACAATATCAAGAAACGTCGGCCATGATTTTAGGTTCAGCCTTTCATGCTGCTGCTTTGGAGCCTGATTATTACAAACAAAATTTTGTTTTCCTGCCTCCTGGAATCACCAAAGCAATGAAACTCGGCAAGGAAATGGCAGTCGAGGCTCAAGAGAAAAATCAATATCTCCTTGCACATCAGGAGAAGGCCAACATTGAAGGTATGCGAAATGCAATTTTTGAACATCCCCAGGCAAAGGAGTTGTTGCAATATGGCAAAAAAGAGCTTTCGGGTTATTGGTATGATTCGATGGTAAAAGATATCTTGTGTAAACTCCGCTTGGATTGGCTCAATACCGAACAGCGAGTCATTGTTGATTTGAAATCTACGACTGACGCACGACCGGGACCGTGGGGGAAGAAGGCCTATGACTTAGGGTACGGCATTCAAGCAGCTTGGTATCTCTATGGACTCACACAAATAACGCAAGTCGAGCATGAGGACTTCTATTTTGTTGCAGTGGAGAAGGAGCCGCCTTTCGGGGTTATCGTATATAAGGCCACAAATGACCTGATTCAAGACGGCCTTGTTAGGTGCAATCAAATACTTGGGATTTATGAGCGTTGCATGAAGGAAAACTCCTGGCCATGTTACCCAATAGAGGTGAATAACTTGGATCTGCCGGGATGGAAGAAACGTCAAAATTTTATAATTGAATAACGGAGGAGAAGGATGGAAGAGACAGGATTGGCAGAAATTAAACGACATGAGTTGGCTTTGGCAAAGCGTGGAGAATCATCTATCTTTCTGGATGTGGAAAGATTTGAATTTGCCAAAAAAGTAGCCGGAATGCTAGCCGCTTCAACAATGGTTCCTGATCATTTCAGAGGGGGAGCAGGCGTAGGAAATTGTATGATAATGCTGAATCTTTCCGAGCGCCTTGGCATAGACGTTTTTGGTCTCATGCAAACAAGCTATACAGTTCACGGAAGGCCAGGATTTGAGGCGAAGTTGCTCATTGCACTTTTCAATGAACGAACAAAACTTTTTGTTCCTCCGCTTCGATGGGAGATGAAGGGAGATTTCCCAAAAGGAAAAGATGCTGCGTGTCGAGCTTATGCGAAAGACAAAGAAACAGGAGAAAATCTTTACGGAGATTGGATTGATTTTGATTTAATCCAGGGGATGGGTTGGTATGACAAACCGGGGCCGGACAAAAAAGTTGAATCAAATATGTGGCGAAACATGCCCGGTCAAATGTATCGCTATCGATCAGCGTCTTTTTTCATCAATGCGTATGAGCCCGGTCTAAAAATGGGGATACAGACTATTGATGAACTGGAAGACATGATTATTGATGTCACGCCTGAGAGAACATTAAAGGTAGCAAATGGCGCCGAATCGAAAGAAGGGGTAGACCTTTACTCTGTCAAAGGAGAAGCGGAGAACCCCCCCCAAGCTTCGCAGGATGCCCCAGGCTCGACGAAGAGCCCTGACCCTGAGCCAGAGGCCAAAGATCCTTTCCGTGAGGAATGGATTAACCTCAAAAGCCATGGATACAGTACCTACATCCATACCCACCTTGAGGAACTCAGGACGCTTTCACCTGAAGATCTACAGGAGGCAAAAGCAAAGTGGCATAAGCTGTATGCCGAGCCCTGGCCTTTGGACCCAAAGCCAGAAGTTAAACCCATTACCCCTGCCGAAGAGGTAGCGGCTGGCATCCATAAGCGCCATGAAGAGGAGAAGGAGGTAAAGGGGAATGGGGCGTCGATCTGGTGTCCCGAAAAGAAGAGGTATGTATTCATTCGAGTCTGTGAAGGAAACTGTGACGACAAGCCCAAGTGCCAGGCGTACAGCGAGTGGGAGTATCAGAACAGGGCTCCGGTTATTGAGGAGGGAGATGCACTATAAGGAGACACACTACGGCTTTGAGTGGGGGAATGCCAAGGTCACCCGGATTTGTTCAGATGAAAGAAAGGGTTGTGTGACAATAGGCATTAAAACAGATAAACACGACATAGAGGTATATGTAACAAAGACAGGCAAGGTAAGAATCCACTCGAAAGGTGGTGAATGGTTTCCTCCTCCTAAATAACTGGTCAGCCCCACCATGCAAGAATGCGAAACGGGGCATTGAAAGGAGAGAGATGCCAGCAAAAATAAAAACGCAAACCGTAGTAATCCTATGGGAACATGAAATAAGGATAGCAGCAAAAGCATTACACAAATTGCGAGGGAAAGAGGCTAGTGCCCAGGATGCTGCGGACGCTCTGAAGGCATGTTATGCTGCGATATATCACCCAGATTTAGTGCAAGATAGCCCGCTAACCATAATGGCAGCTAATTATCCTATGAAAGCCCAGGAGGAGGGAGAGTAAAATATGCTTAACCCAAGTAAAGGTAATATGTATTCTTTTGTCACCCACACCTGGAATACGATCAAGGGCAAATGCCCCCATGATTGTAGTTACTGCTACATGAGAAGATTCAAACAGGGTGATCTCCGATTTGACCAGGAAGAACTTAAGACAGACTTGGGGAAAGGAAACTTCATTTTTGTGGGTAGTTCTTGTGATATGTGGGCAGACGCAATTCCTGTTGAATGGATAAAAAATACTCTTGAATATTGTGCTAAGTTTCCTACTCCTCGATATCTTTTCCAGAGCAAGAACCTCAAGAGAATGTTTAAGCTAAGAGAGTATATTCCCATTAATTCAATCCTTGGTACTACCATTGAAACCAACAGGAATTATCCTCAAATGGGTATGGCTCCTCCGGTAGATCAGCGGGCAACATTTCTCGGTTTACTTTCAAAGACCTTCTCAACGATGGTCACAATCGAACCAATCATGGATTTTGATGAAGAGGAATTGTTAAACCTTATTGGTCTTTGCAATCCTGCATGGGTCAATATCGGAGCAGACAGCCAGCACAGTAATTTACCTGAGCCACCAAGTGTGGAGAAGATAGAAAGATTAGTAGCAGATTTACGGATATTCACAAAGGCTAAGCTAAAAAAGAATCTTGTGAGAATTACCCCTGTGGGAGTTTCCTGAATGTTGACCCCTTCCCCCTTCCATAGTACACTCCCCCAAAAACAGAAAGGGGGGATCTGTATGAAAGGCAGGGTATATGTCAACAAAAGTGGCAAGGGTGCTCCATTTTTCGTCAAGTTTCCGGGGGTATTCCGGCGGTTTAAGAGCTGGGACGAGGCAGAGAGATTCTTAACCGGGCTACGTTATGAACATGACAAGGGGGTACTAGATGTCAGAGATTATCAAAAAGATCAGCCTTTGGCTTTCTCTGCTTTGGCGGGGAAGTGGATTGATGTTCGTAAAGATCGGCTCAGAGATATATGTCATCTTAAAACTCACATGGGCAGAGCTATGGATTTCTTTGGAACGCGGAATATTAAAAGCATTTCCTTCGGTGACATTGAGGATTTCCTTATATCTCTACCAGGGGGATTATCTGCAACTACGAAAGCACGGCATCTTGAAACGATCCACGCCTTTTTTTCGTGGGTCTGTAAACGGGACCGAAAGATTCCGCTTCCCGAGTTCCCGAAAGTCAAGTACCAACTAGGTTGGCGGCGCACAGTAGACAAGGAAACACAGCAGCGAATCATAGAGGAAGTCAAACGCATATCATATCACATCAACCCGAAGATTTGGATAGGGATTAAGTGGCTGGCGACTTACATTAGCATCAGGCCAGTGGAGCTTATAAACATTAAAGAGGGAGACTTTGACCTCTCCCTGGGGGTGGTAAATGTTAAATATAATAAGGAAAATAAGCTTAAGACTGTTCCTTTACTGGCTGAAGATATTGAATTGGTCAAATCCTTTCCGAGAGCACTGCCTCATGTATATTTTTTTCGACACAACAAAGCGGTCAGTGCTAATGTCAACCCTAGCAAATTATCGGGCTTTGGACGAAAACACCTATACAGATATTGGAAAAAAGCTTGCAAAAATCTTGGTATCGAGGGTGTTGACCTCTACGGAGGAACACGGCACAGCTCGGCCCGGGCCCTGAGGGAGCATTGTTCACCGGAGCAAATCAAGCGGGCTACCATGCACTCGACTAATAAGGCGTTTGAAAGATACTTCCAGATAGAGATGGATGAGGTGAGAAATGTCTATGCAGAAACAAAAATGTCCCCCAGAATTATGGGAAAAGTACAAGAAATACTTTGATTTATCCAATGAAAAATACGTTGGTATTTCCGTTGAATTTATTAATTTAATGTGGGGAATTTCCCCTAAAGAACTTCGTTTAGTATTGGATAAAGCTGCATCAATCAAACCAGGGGTAAGTGATTGAAACCTTAATCCAAAGCAAAGGTGGGAAATGGAGAAATTATTATCCTTTTTAATAATCTTAGGAATGTTTGGATTTATGGGATATATAGCATATCAAATTGGATTCGGGAATGGTTATCAAAAAGGCAATAGGGACGCTGATATTTGGTATGCTGAGGCATTAAACCAACCTCAGATTTTAACCGATCCATTGGGGCGATATTCGATTATAATGGAAAAAAATTCCTTGCTACTCCGTTGCAACCCGCTTGAACCGTTTTTAGAAGGGTGAAACCGAGTGAAAACCATGACCACGGACAAGATAAGTAGTTGTAATTGCAAGGATTGTGTTGCTGATACTTGGTCGGGACGCGGGGATTTGAACCCCAAGACCTACATTAGCAAGTAGTTGATATTCCACAACTTTAAAAATGGGCTGATACTAAATCCGTGTAACTAGCTGAATTTATAGGGGTATCAGATTGGTATCAAGCGTAAGGGGTTGAAATGTTTTACTTGTTTATATTTAATCTTTGTTGTTTGACTGTTTCGGGGAATAAGGAGTATCGGGGGTTTAACAAAGAAACCATTCAAATTTTAGACGTGCATGAATGTACATCTGGATGGTTTACTGTAAAAAAATAACATAAGACCGGAGGCAGTGGGGGAGGTAGGAGATGAGTGCAATATCAGCTAGAAAGTACAACCGTAATCAAGCAAAACATCTAGTGGATGGCATCCAACGAATACTAGATAGAATTAATCGTAAATACACCCCAATATGGATGCTCAAAGAGTTAATGGAAGCCAATCATAAAGCACAGTGTATCCAAAGAGAATTTGAGATGGTTATGAGAGATTTTGGAGATGAATTATAATCTGGCAGTGAAGGGGGTAGGAGGTGACAACTCCGTCAGCTGAAGCAGACGGCTTCTTGCGTAAAGCAAAGGCTGTGTCCCAGCCTGAGAATATTTAAGGCGGCATTATGATCCCTGGAAGTTTTAAAGCCACAAGGACAATCGTGGACTCTAATACTCAAATCCTTTGGAACAATCACACCACAGTTGGAGCAGGATTGTGTTGTTCCTTTTGGGTTGACTTTGACAAATGCTCTACCGGCCCATTCTGCCTTGTATTGCAAACAGCCAAAGAACATCGCCCATGCCGCGTCGTTGATATACTTGTTCAAAATTCTGTGATTGCCGTTAACCATTTGTTTCGGCTTCAGGGCTTCGACAAAGATAAAGCCGAACCGGTTGACTATGTTCCGGCTGAGCTTATGCAAAAAGTCTTTGCGCTGGTTGCCGACTTTAGCGTGCAGGCGGGAAAGCTTCTTTCTGGTTTTGCGAGTACGCTTTTCAGAGTGTTTGCGCTGAAGATCCTTAAGCTTGTCTTCGGACTGTTTCAGGTATTTGGGGTTATCTATGACTTCACCATTGGACATCACGGCAAAAGATTTGATACCGACATCGATGCCGACTTCATCAGTGCAGGGATCAAGAATCTTTGGAATTACATTATCACAGGAAAAGCAAGCGTAAAAGTGCCCGTTCTGCCACTTGATAGCAAGAGTTTTGATCTTTCCTTCAAGATCCCGATGCACCCTGATTCTGACACTGCCGACATTTTGAATGTAGAGCTTGCCGTTCTTGAGGCGGATTCCATCACCATAGGACGGGAAGGTGATCGAATCAAAGCGGTCTCGGCCTTTAAATCGGGGGAAGCCGGGTTTGTCACCCAATTTCAATCGCCTAAAGAAAGCCTGGAACGATTTATCCAGTCGCCTGAGAATATCCTGAGAAGCGGAATAATTAAGTTGTGCAATGCCTTCATCGAAGCTTCTTATTTCTTTAATCGTATTTGCCTGGTCGTAATAATTGACCGATTTGCGCCATTGCTTCCAGTAAACCATACGATGTTCAAGGGCGCAGTTGTAAAGAAACCGGGCGGAATCGAAAAGCTTTTCCAGTTTGGTTTCTTGAGTCTTATTTGTAAAAAGCCTATATTTGAAAGCTTTCCGCATTCATTTTCCTTTTTGAGATTCGATATATTTTTTAATCGTTTCTTCAGACACATGCCCGACTGTCCCTGCATAATAGCTTTTACTCCAAAGAGTAGGCAGTCTGGAACGAAGAAAAGCAAATTCTTTTCTAAGAATACGGCTCGTATAGCCCTTAAAAGCGTGTGCGAGGCCGGCAACTGCCCACGTTGGATCGGATTCAACAAACAGATGTACATGATCGGGCATTATTTCAAGCCCATGAATAACCATATTTATTTCATCGGCTTTTTGGTGCAACAACATTTCAAGGCGTTTGGCAACTTCATTTTCAAGAACTTTCCGTCGATATTTCGGACACCAAACGATGTGATATTTAAGGCTGAAAACTGCACCGGTGTTTTTACTGTATTTGCTCATGTATTATATAATATCGCCTTATATAATATTTGTCAACCTAAAAAAGAGAAAGGATGCGCATTCCTCTGCCAGCTAAAGCAGGCAGTCCCCTGCGCATAATTTTGATGGATTGAAGGGAGGTGATGAAGGGGCTAGCAGGGCGCAAAGGGGGCCGCAGGATGGCCCCTTTTGCTAAGCTGAAGTCGCCATAGCATAACGGCCTCGTAACTTTTTCCGCACATGGCGGATAAGCTAGGGTGTCGTTACTGTTACTTTAAGAGTAAATGGAGATCCTGGTGACTCAAAATCAATCCTAGCATTGACCTCATTGGAAAACCCACTCTCATTACCAGATGTATCAAATGCAGTAAGAACGAAATAATAGATATGGGTCTCAGCATCAGGAGAAGTGAGGGCCTGGGCCGACTCATAAACTGGTTGTTCAGAGACAAAAAGAATGTCATTACCATGTTTAGCATATGGTCCCCCCGCCACCTCAGATTTATAGAGCCGCCACCCGGCAAAGTCATCCGAGAGTGTTTGATTCCATTGAAACGTCAGCGTCTTTTCCCCTGCCATTGCCCAAGTGGGCAAGACCAAAAGCCCACACAACGCCAGAGCAAGTAATAGTTTTTTCATTTTGTCACCCCGTTAGTCATTGTCAGGAATGTCAAAAGCAGACCGAATCATAACGCACAAAGGCAATACGATCTGATCGTCCAGCTTATTTTCACTCTTGGCTACTGCATTCTCAATCAAGTCAATCAATTGATCCACGAATCCCTTGAGAAGTTCTGCTGGAAAAAGCCCCAATAAAATCTCAAACAATTTTGCAATAATTTTTGCTCTCATTTTTCTACTCTCCTTTTCTTGGTTTAAGTTTACGTATTATCCATTTCCAAATCGCAACGACTGTCTCGATTCGGATTGTGACCATTACGCCGTCAATCTTTCTCTTCACGCTTGAACACCTTTTTAATCTTATGGACAATCCCTAACCCTATAAGGTAAAGGCTGATGCCTGTCAGTTGTATCCATCCCCATGCTGTCATAATGTCACCATCTCCTAGTTATCCTTGACCACCAAGACTTCTTGTTTAATTCCGGCATCTGCTTAGCTTCCAGTTCCTTAATCTCATTATTTGTTGCTATCCATAGCACCCCCAACCTTCTCCTTCTGGTCTTTAGGGCATGGAGCTTGTCCTCATCTGTCGGGTAGTATTGTTTCAGGGCCATATCACACCCCCTTGTTAATCATTATATTTCCCCTTTTTACTGATTCTTCCTGCTCTTTCAATTCTTTTTTTCCAATTAGTTGATCTAAATATTCTAATCTTCTGGCAAGCCATACCCGTCTAAGTTTCATAAGACGAAGACTACCTGGATTGGCAGGATAATATCCCCCTAGGTCCATATCACACCCCCTGCTTAATTATCTTCGATTGCTCCAACCACCAAGTAACCAACTCGTCAATTAAGTCCTGGGCTTCCTGTCGTGGCGGTGTTCCCCAATCAGGATTAGTAAAACCTTCGGGCCAATATGGCATCACAAAAGTGTATAGAGGATCATCCTCGAAGCAATTAAAGTTCAAATAATAACCTCTTTCCCATACATCGACCGTACCATCCGTGTCGGCTTCTACTAAATTCCACAATACAAATTGCCTACTATTAACCGAAACTAACTCCTGATATTGTTTAATTGTGAAATATATCTCCGGTGCAATGCGAAGTTTCTCTTCCGTTTCCAGCATTACGATTGAGATATATCGTTCATCCCAGCGCCATCGGAAATTATCGTGTCCGGTCAAATTCTGTTCCCGCACTACCTTGCGTTCAATGATGCGGTAGCCCTGACCTTCTTGCAGGACTTCATCCCAAGAGTCTGACGGCTTATTCTCCAGCCAGTCACGCAATTCAAAGATATCGTCCCCTGTGATCTTTGTCGTAACGCTTTCAAGTTGTTTAATTGCAGGTTCAGGTTCAGCGGTTATTGTGGGGGTAATTGGTTCCGTGGTCACACATCCCATCAAGGCTGTGGCGACAATCGCCAGTAATAGTTTTTTCATGGTTTCACCTAAAAAACTCGGTTAAATTTGCATATAAATTTATATGGATGTGGTTGGTCATCTTGGGCAAGTGAGGATAACGCTGTCTAATATCTTGGGCGTGTCCTATTATTTGACCTTCCACAACATCATATCGTAAGACTTCGACAAGGGGATGAACATACAATATGTGCATAATCCATTTCCGGTCTTTGCTTACCAACTCTAGCCCCTGCCAAGTAAGCGTGTCAGTGTAGGGGTACACCATACGGGTGACATGGGCATCAAAGAAAGCCCTGACTGGTTCGGTGGGTTCGTATCTGAGATCAACCCCAAGGTGCAACCTGCCTTCACGCTTGGCCCCGAACTCTCCTGACCCGGCATCATCAATCCTGACTATCATTCTCTTTGAGTTTGTCATTGTAAGCCTTTTCCATCTCTTTTAGTTTCTTCTCGACCTGCTTAATAAGACCCCGGATAATCAAGAGACCATTGCGGAAATCGTGGTTTGATGTGTCAGTCATTTTCCTATAAACCACCTTCCCAGCATTGCCGCAAAACCTCCGGCGAATCCCCCAATGAAACCCATTGATCCGGCAATAGTCGTATCAAATCGTTTCCGTGATTCTAACTTAACAAGCCGAATATCATGGTTAGAAAAAGCATTCACAGATATTGCATGGGCTTCATATAACTTGAAATCCTTTTGATCGTCAGTCAGGTTTTGCCATTCCGTCCACGTCAGTTTTCCGTTTGGCATGTTAGTTCACCGTTATATCCACAAGCGGCAACAAGAGTTGCATTTGCTCGATGTCCAGGTCCTCCACATCTTCCAATCGGAGCGCTACCTTATTGATATCAAGCCGGATCTCGATCTCCTGTAGTACCAAAAGGTCTTTCTGAAACGCCGCTAGGTTCTGCAATTGCACCGACCCATCAGGATACGAGATGATGTCTCCTTTTTTGTGAAGCACCTTTCCGTCTTCGCCTTTGAGGTCCGCATCATAGTAGCTGGCATACTGATTAACGAGTTGTTGTCTACTCTTGAAATAGATCCTGGCCTCCTGCTCTAGCTTGTCGAATGCCCTGGCGAGCCAGTAGCGTGCTTTTACCGGCAAAGTCTTATTATGCTCTATCGCTTCCTTCGGTCCTTTTCTGGCGGTCAATTCGTCGATGTACCTGTTCGTCACAATGATTGATTGCTCATTATCGGGCTTCTTCATCCGGTACTCCTTTCTTCTCTAAGTTTTTATCCCTTGCCCTTTTTAGGTGGTTTGTCCACGGCCACAGCATTTATTTTGATAAATTATTTTTTGTTATTTATAACTTTCCTTCTGCAATAAGTTCCTCTCGCGCCAATCTTTCAAGGATCTCAGCTTCTTTATCTTTGATCAACTTTTTCTCTTTTTCTTCTGCAATGTTGAAGAGAAACGTTAATTATATAATACTAAAAAAACCGCACTTTCCACTAATCTATTTTTAGTAGTATTGATTTCATTTCATGCATGCATTTATTTAATAACATCTTCGATCTTCCACCAATATAAAATATAGTCACCCATCTCTTTTGTTTGTATTGATTTAAAACGTCGGTTGAATCTAGTAATCATCTTTATATTAGTTTTTTTTGTTCTACCATAACAAGTGGCTCCTGGATGCTCATCATATATTTCATTTAATAGTCTATCTAAATTCATCTGATCATCAGTTCCATTAACAATTGATACTATCATCAAATCGCCAACATTCGCACTAGGATCAAATGTGTTTTCTCCACGTTTAGTGATTACCCAAGCAATAACTGCGGCTCCATAGTCCCAATAACAATGACCATCCCGTATATGACGTGTTAAATAGTCTTCTAATTCATTACGATAAGAAGGCCTGAATTCATAACCGCTTTGCATATAACAATTTTTTATATCAACCAAATCATTCATCGTTGCTTTTTTAGCCATTATTGTCCTCCTACATTTATTTCTTTTTAAGATTCTTGACTATAATATAATCAGGCTTAGTGATTACTTTCTTAATAGGTTTTATTAGTGTCCCAGGTGGCATAATTCTCCAATCTTTATCAGAGGGCAACTTTACCGTAATTCCTTTTGTAGGCCATGATGGATTAGAACTTTCATCTATCTCATATTCTTTTTCAAATACTTCCAGAAAATCTTTATCCGGTTCATCTTCTCCCATGATACATTTTTCTCTTATTTCAAGGACTTCATTTTCTGAAGGGTTAATTACAATAATTTCTTCAGTGATTGGATCATATCCTGAAAATGGATGAGGCATAAGCAATGGTTTTCCTCCACAAAAAAAGCAAGGATGATCATTAGATTGCCACATTTTATAAATATCCTTTGTTAAATTATCTCTCAAAATAAAAATCCAATATACCTCACCAGACGCTGTAACATAACGTTGCTGAGCATATCCTGTATGAGTGGCTTTTCCATCAATGTTGTGAAAAAGAACACCTGGGGTTGCGTAACTTGCTGTTAAATCTAGATCTTCTAATCCTATAAAATTTATGTATATTGAGTCTGCTTTTGTTTGCACCACAAAACCATATTCACCACCAGGAAGATTACCTGTCAATCCATCAGCCCCCATCCCACAAACAACACTAACACTTCCTGAAGATGTCTTTAGTTTAGCTTGAGATATACTAGCATCACTAATTTCCGCAGCAATCACTATCTCATCTTCTTTTAATGCCCTAAAATTTTCTCTTATATCCGCAGCAACAAGAGAGCCACCTGTTACTGGTTTGGTTGCATCATATGCCATTTCATTACTCCTTTCCTACACACCTATAATATTTATATTAGCAATACCGCCTACATCATTTCCTGCTAAATTATACAGTTTTATAGTTACACTTAATTCTGACTGCGTAGTAATCAAAGGAACTAGAACTGTTGATCCTACTGGAGTTACTGTTATAGCAGGAGCTGAATTAAAATCACCTAATGAGAAAACTGTTCCACCCGCTGCTATAGTTTGAGCTGTGAATTCTTGGAAAAGATTTACAACATTTCCCAAGTATGTCATCATATGCAAAACTATTTCATCTGTAGTAACTGTTGTTGCAAGCTCTATTTTTAACTTAAAGTATCTGAAAGTATAAACAGCTCCAGTAGCTTTATATACTTTTCCTGTTAGTAATGTTTGAACTAAGGTTTCCCAGTTAGTATCATCAAAGTCTGGACTGTTTGCTCCCCAGTCGACACCATCTATAGAATATTGTAGAAAAATGATAACATCAGTAGATGCTGGGACTTCTTCTTCTAAAATAAAACGCATTCCAAGTTGTAAGGTTTGGAGAGCTCCTAAATCTATTGATGCTGATGTCCAATCTCCCGAAGAATCGATTGGTACATCCCATGTACCTGTATCCCAAACAGCTCCTACATCATCCCATTCTTTTTGCGTGGCTAATCTAATCGAAACTCCATAATCAAGATGAGTATCAGCATTTATATTACTTTCTGTTCCATCTGATAAATCTGTATCAGTTAAATCATGATTATATTCATCTCCAGCACCAAGGACAGTTTTTACATACGACATTGCTTGGGTGAGGTCACCATAAAGGGTTGATTCAAAAGAATCTGCTGTTACAGCACCGAGTATTGTAAGCTCGTTTCCATCCCAATCTAAATTTGATGTTGGACTACCAACTTTTAATTTGTAAGCATCTACATCATACCCAAGGATGAATCCAGGTACAATGCTATCATAAGTATCCTTTCCCATGGAATGTATACTGCCAGTATCACTAATCGTAACTGAATGTGCAAGTGTATCACCAAGGAGTCCTTGAGCTCCTTGTGCACCTTGAGCTCCCTGCGCACCTTCTGATCCTGTAGCCCCTTGTGCACCCTGTGTTCCTGTAGATCCTTGTGCTCCTACATTTCCTTGACTGCCTTGCGCACCTGTAGCTCCCTGTGATCCTGTAGCACCCTGATTACCCTGTGCTCCAGTTGGACCTTGAGCACCTATATCCCCTGTTGCACCTTGACTACCCTGTGAACCAGTGGCTCCCTGATCTCCTGTTAAACCTTGAAATCCTTGAGGTCCTGTGGAACCCTGAGCGCCCGTTGCGCCAGTTGCACCTTGCGATCCCTGTGCACCAGTTATTCCTTGTGCACCCGTAACTCCTTGAAATCCCTGAGCACCTGTCGATCCTTGAGCTCCTGTCGCGCCAGTGGCTCCTTGACTTCCTTGAGTTCCTGTAGCACCTTGAGCTCCTTCGTCGCCCTGATCACCTTGTGCACCTACAGATCCCTGTGCACCCGTAGAACCTGTTGCTCCCTGAGCGCCCTGTGATCCCGTAGCTCCTTGTGTACCTGTTAAACCCTGAAATCCTTGTGGCCCCACCGAGCCTTGTGCCCCTGTTGCACCCGTAGCCCCCTGACTTCCTTGAGATCCAGTTGCACCTTGTGATCCCGTATCACCTTGATCACCTTGAGTGCCTACTGATCCCTGAGCGCCTGTGGCACCAGTCGCACCTTGGCTTCCTTGTGCACCTGGTGCACCTTGAACTCCAGTAGCTCCTTGAAAGCCTTGAGCTCCGACAGATCCTTGAGCACCTGTTGTTCCTGTTTCACCCTGTGATCCTTGAGCGCCTGGAGCTCCTTGAACACCTGTAGCACCTTGAAATCCTTGATCCCCAGGTAATCCCTGAGCACCAACTGCTCCAGTTGCACCTTGAGAACCTTGAGATCCTGTAGCACCTTGGGCGCCGGTTGCACCTTGATTTCCTTGTGCTCCGACTGAACCTTGTGGGCCAGTTGATCCTTGTGCACCTTCTAAAGATAAAATATGCCAGTATGTTGCATTCGGAGGTTGGTGATTAGTATGTCCTAAAATACATATATAAGATGTCCCGCCCTCGGCTACGGCGTCATCAATTACATAAGTTGTTTCACTGTTCCATGTACCTTGCCATACAATACCTTCTGCTCCCGCAGGTCCAGTATCTCCCTGAAATCCTTGAGCGCCTACCGAACCTTGAGCTCCAGTTGAACCTTGTGCACCAGCTACACCTTGTGTACCTTGTGATCCAGTAGCTCCTGTAGATCCTTGGAATCCTTGGTGTCCTTGGCTTCCCTGTGCACCAATACTTCCTTGTGCACCAGTTACTCCTTGATTACCCTGAGCACCTGTTGCACCTGTTACACCTTGGAATCCTTGAGCACCAACTGATCCTTGTGCACCGATAGATCCTTGAGCACCTGTTGCTCCCTGATCACCTTGAGATCCTGTCGCTCCAGTTGCACCCTCATCGCCTTGAGCCCCTACGACGCCTTGCGGACCCTGTGAACCTTGCGCACCTGTAATTCCTTGTGCACCCTGAGATCCAGTTGCACCTGTAGCTCCCTCATCGCCTTGTGCACCTACTGAACCTTGTGCACCTACACTACCCTGAGCTCCAGGAATGCCTTGGTTACCTTGAGCTCCTGTTGCTCCTGTTGCACCTTCATCGCCCTGAGCACCTACACTTCCTTGCGGCCCCTGCGAGCCCTGGGTACCTGTCGCCCCCTGCGTACCCTGCGGGCCTGTTGCGCCGGTTGCGCCCTCATCGCCCTGCGCTCCTACAACACCCTGCGGTCCCTGCGATCCTTGTGCTCCTGCGATCCCCTGGGCGCCCTGTGCACCTGTTGCGCCGGTTGCGCCCTCATCGCCCTGCGCTCCTACAACACCCTGCGGTCCCTGCGATCCTTGTGCTCCTGCGATCCCCTGGGCGCCCTGTGCACCTGTTGCGCCGGCAACACCCTGGTCGCCCTGTGCGCCTGTCGACCCTTGGGCGCCTGTCGATCCCTGCGCTCCTGTCACGCCCTGGGCGCCCTGATTGCCGACCACCCCCTGATCGCCCTGTGCACCGACAACGCCCTGAAAGCCCTGCGGCCCCTGTGGGCCGATATCACCCTGGGCGCCGCTCAGCTCATACCAGGCGTCGTTCGCTGCATTTCTGATCTTCAATATGGCCATTAAATCAAGACCTCATGACTCCTGAGTCTCTGTGGCATTCTGTTGTGTTCTTTCAGGGCAAAGAAAAAGGGCAACAATGAGATGGCGAGGCACCTCACTGCCGCCCTTAATTCTTTCTTGCGTCTTCTTCTGGTTGGCCTACCGTCCGAAGAACCCTAATTGTTCATATTAAATCAATACCTCTCCAACAGGGCGTTCATCGTATGGCGGTTTCAAGGCGATCAGGTCCGCCTGTACGACAGGGATGTTGTTATTCTTCTCAAACTCGGTCGGGAAATACGTGACCGTGCGGCTGTTCTGAAACCGTCCCTTATAGCCCGGGATAAAACGGGAATAATTTCGATTTGTGTAGTACCAGATCGAGTTCTGGTTCCAGAACGAGACATGGCCCGGATCCTGGAAGGCCCCGCGGCCATCCGTGGAAGGCACCTCGATAAAGAGCCACCCGCCCGGTGCCAGCACGCGATAGGCCTCGTTCATGGTATGGACCGGATCCTTCAGGTGCTCGAACACATGGGAGGCCTTGATCACCCCCACGCTGCTGTTTTTAAAAGGCCATTTTTTGTTGAGATCCGCGGAGATCTCCGCATTTACGAGATCAACGGTCTCGAACCCGGCCCACGGATTAAACTGGCCGCCAAGGTCAATGAGCCGCAGCCCTTCATCCCTTGCCCAGCGGACGGCCATGGACCGGCTGAATTTGAGATAGTTTTGCAGGGTCTGTACCTGCACGTCGTTATTATAGACCCGGCAGGAATTCCCGTCGTGGACCCGGTAGAGGTACAGGCACTTATCAATATGCCTCATGCCTCGCGCCCCGTATTCCGCATAAAAGCGGCAGCAGAGTTCATGATCGTCCCCGGTCTTCAGCTTCTCGTTATGGCCGCCGATCGCGTCATAGGCGCCCTTGCGCCAGGCCCTCACATGGTTCGGGGCCCAGAAGATAAACCGCATCATGTGGGGCCCCGGAGGCCAGGCGAGCATCTCCTGCAATTTGTGACCGTTATAGAAGAACGGCCGGGACTGCCAGCCCCAATAGTTGGAATAAGCTGAACTCTCCCAGGTCTCCTGCTTGAACTCCGCGCTGTTGGAATACACCATGGCCACGGCCGGGTCTTCAAAGGCCCTGCGGATCTCCTCCAGGCTATCCGGCATCAGGATATCGTCGGCATCCAGCTCCACCAGGATTTCTCCCTGAGCCTGAGAAGCAGCATATTTTTTAAGACGGCCAATGCAGTTATATTCTCCTTTAGGATCATCATCCTCAACTGGAAAGATTTTGATCTTCTTATCTCTTATTAAATCTTCAGAGACTGTACCACCTCCATTAGTTATTATTATCCATTCCCAATCTGGAAGGGTTTGCGTCGTCAAAGATTCATAAGCCTCACTAAGATATTGCTCTGATGCTTTATGCACGGGTGTCAGGATAGAAATCATACTTTCTCCTTTCTATGATACATCTAGCCAAACTTGACCAGCAAACGGCGTGCCAGGTGCACTGGCTGATATGTTATTGATGCCGAGATCCACCGGTTTTAAAGCCTTGCTGCACTGTACCAGGGCACCGTTCCAGGTGATACTTGCAGCACCGCCGGTAGTCCTGGCGAAACGCAGTTCGACATCTACATCATCCTCATCGAAATTGATAATAAAGGTATCCATGTTGGTATAACCGAGCTCCACCGCCCCACCCACCGTGGCACCCAGGGCCACATTTTGAAACTTTGCAATCCCGGTCTTCAGAATATAGGCAAGGGCGTTATCAGGATCGGCGTTGAACTCGGTTTCGGTGCAGCCCCACCAGGAATCCCCGTCCGGCTGGACATGAAAACTCTCACCTGTTACGTCCTGATCCGGGATGTGGATCTCGCCTGCCGTGATGATCCCCTGGATAATGGCTGATGTGGCATAAAGGTTGCCGTTTTCATCAACTCTGAAAGGTGCGCTTCCCGGCGTTGCGTGTCCTGCCCAGATGCGCCAGTCAGTTCCTCCAGTTACTTCACTATTCAGGCCCACCGCACCACTGTCACAGGTGAATTTATTGGAATCCACTGTCCACCCAGCTAGGATATTGCCACCAGAGCCATCAAGCTTCAGAATGGAATTGCCAGAAGAATCTAGAAATTCAACTCCATAATCGCCCGTTCCTAAATCCCCAACTTTGACCCTTATTTGTGCCCCCTGATAAAAACTCATTATGGGAATGAAAGGATCAAAGAGGATATAGTTTGTGGCATCCCCCACTTTAAGACGGCCAGGAAGAAGATTGGGCATTGTGCCAGATGATACGGAAGCATCTGGCCCTACTATAACTGACGTCCAGTAAGTAGCGCCAGCGTCAATAGCAATTGTTATCGCACCAGGGTTAACACCTGCCCAATCCTCTAAGGCTACAGCATACTTAATGCACTTCATGTCAATGGATAGGTCATAATGGATAGTCATCGTATCCATCAGCACCGCATAGTTACCACCATAATCAGCATGATTGAGGGTAATTACATCATTCGGTTGTAAGTCAAGGTTGAATCCCCCGGCCTTAAACGATGCCATGCCATCCTTTTCAAGTTTGCGCTGAAAGTATAACGTCCCTATTCGCTGAACATCCTGGCTATCCGAGACCATATTGCAAATAATCGTTTCTGCCGCATATTGAGTAGGTGTACCCCCGTCAACAGTCGGTACTATGATTTTATGAAATTCATCTTGTGCTTCCCCTGCTTCCTGATATGCCACATTACCCGCATCTTCAAGGGATGGATCAAGCAAAGAATACTTGAAACTGCCTTCCCCTTTACCCTCTCTTTGCCCTGGTTGTTTGACCTGCCGAATTACATTTGCTTTCGTGAGGGTTGCTTGTGAGTCCTTTGATAGCACATGTAGTTCAAGTTTATCGGTGACCTGGAAGCAGGAATGGCACTGATAGAGGAGTTGTGATATGACTTCGGCTCTATCTTGCTTGTAGAAATACCCGCCATTATAAGCGAGCGACCATCCCGAATAGACGGTATTGGCAGTCGCAAAAGTTGAACCTGCGCCAGTATTAATATCAGCAGAAGGCACTCCCATGTCTTCTAGAACAAACTCGATAACATCGCCAGGGGCGGTTAATGCAGAGGTATCATCACGACTAAACTTGGTGGGCATATCCAAAAATCGCTCACCTTCCCGCCATAGACCATTCGCGTCAGCAACAGTATCCGAATCGCTATCTGCGATTATTGGCTGAAATACATCATAAGTATTTCCGTCACTTCCTGTTTTCGTGGATTGGGTAAATGCATAGCCGTCACCACTTGCCCATACGCGTTTTGCGCCCCATGCTCTTGGAGATCGGACTTCTGTAATTGTATAGGTATGGGCACTGGGGCCGAGCACATAATACCGCGCAGTATCCGCGCTAATATAGACCGATCTTAACGGCACATAACAAGTCCCGAATGGGATAGGAATGGAAAGAGTATCATTGATCCCTTTGGCATCAGGATCAATGGAATACCATAAATTTTTTACAAGTGGCGTGTTAGGATAATCGCCTTTGATATATTGCTGCACAAAATCCTCACACTCGACATTCATCCACTGATATGCGCCCTCGGCCTTCTTTACCCGAAACCGCCATGTCCTCATAATTTCAGTGAGGGTGCCATCACTGACAACGAGTTTAACAAGCACAGCGGCACCCCGAAGTTTAGCAGAGGTGTAAGTGTTTCCAGCATTTGTAAATCGGAATTTCAGGCTATTAGGGGTGACAAGCCCGAGTTCGGATTTACCACGAGTGAGAGTGACTACAATCGATTCAAGGTCAATCTTGGCCGTATAAGGTTGTGCATCATAAATAATTGCCTTGTGTGACCAAGGGTATGCGTTCCCTGCTGGAGGATCGGCGGTAGCTGTTGTGGTAATAGTAAATAACCATGACACCAGCTTATATCTTGAAGCTGCGATAGTGATTTGATTTGCACCAAAGGTTACAGCCATTATGCGTCTGCTATCCTACCTAAGACTTTTATTTTTACATTGGCTATTTCATGTTCTCCATAATATTTAATGGCTCGTGGTAAATCACAATCAAACCTGATTACATAAGTATGAGTATCTTCAGGATGAGCCCATTTAAAGGTTTTAGTACATCCATTGCCATAACCGCTATTATGCCAGAATAACATTAAGGTTCCTGCGTCTGATGCGGTTAGAGAGGTAAATGGAAGTGTCACATCAAACTCTGATATGTTAGCAGTGCCAAAATCAATCCTCTCTTCGCTATTATCATCCATCTTGTGGATGACTTGATTCTTATAGCCAGTCTCAACAATGACCTTCCGGGGGCTAACTGTTAACGTCTGGTTATTGTCAGCCGCAATCGTCGCTAAGTAGTCATACATTTCAATTTCAGCCATAATTCAATCCTACTGCCAGATTGATCTCAATCCTTGATGACCATTATTATATTGTTCAATGATAGCGTCGGCTATACTGTGACCATCAACAACAACTGCACATTCTGTTTCTTTAATAATTAGCTGATCTTGCACAGTCACCCAGCCTAAACCAAGACACCCATGACATTGTTCCTTTTTAACCTTACCCTTGCCATTGCAGACAGGACATTTTTCGCTATGTGCCATACCTAACTCCTTTTAAACTATACCCAAATTGACCTTAAACCTTCATGCCCGTTATTGTATTGTTCAACAATGATATCTGCTATTGTGTGGCCATCAATGACTATCGTTATTGATTGGTCTCGTTCCAGGATCGGTTGTATCGCATCAAGAAAGGCATTACTCAGCCCAGTCAAATCAAGACTCAGTGGCGCTTGCTCGGTTGCACCCGGTACACCTATTGCCGTTCCTTGGGCATATACCGATTCCCAAATGTCTTTATAATCCGGGCCTTCCCCAGTATAGGCTTTCATCCAGGGCAAGTATTCGTTCTTGACATAATCAGAATATTTCTGAAAATCCTCTGCACTCTGACCGGCCATTGCGAGTAGCCGCTGGTATTCCATTTGATAGGCTTCATAACTTTGGACAGGAGCTAATTGAGATAGGGCAAGGTCGGAAAAGAAATTTTGCCATTCATCAGTGACAGGAGTAATGTAATTGTCAATGAGATTTTGAGCCTGGTATCCGGCGGCTTCGTTCAGGTTGGCAAGCATCTGGGTAAAAATGTCCGGGGCCTCCGTCTCAAAGCCCTTGATGCTGTCAAGCTGGGTTTCATACCATTCATTGAGGTTTTGTAGTTCGTAATTGAAAGAGGAAAGGGTATTCTTTGCGATAATATCCTTGATGGGTTTCCAGATAGGCTCAGCCAATTTTTCAATGGTCTTCTCTATCGCCTGCGCTCGTTTACCCTCAAGGTCGGTCACTAAAGAAAGGTCAATGCCTACCTCTTCCAATGCTACCAGATAGGCATCAAACTGCTGGTTAGCAGTTGCAATCGCTTCAGTAACTGCATTCGTGGACTCCGCGCTCGTATCGATAAATCGCTGAAAGCTCTCCCATATCACCTCGGCATTATTAATCGCAATTCCCACTTGATTTAACTGAGTTAGGAATAGCTCAATGTCATCAACGAAATTACCTACCGTAAGAGTGTCCAGGAGACCCTTGAGTTGTTCCGATGCGATATCAAAAACATCCGATCCTTCAAATCCCTCTCGTATGCTTGATATGAATTCCTCGGCAAATGGAGCACCGATAGTATGACCAACTAGCTTAAATACGCTGGGGTGTTCTGAACCTGTAAAGAAATCACTGCTGTCTTCCCAATATTTAACCCACTGGCCTATAGCTTCATCCCAATAGTGCGTATATGCTGTACCCAAGGATTCAAAGATAGTATTAGCTGCGAGATCTACTCGTTGTAATTGCAAGTTCAACTCATCATAAAGACTAGTATCAGAAATGGTCTCGATAAATACCCCCATCCAATCATCCCAGGTTCTTATTACCAGTGCATCTCTTTGGGCCGCTATACCTTGAAAATATGTCCGTTCTTCTTCGGTCATTTGGCGCGTTGTATTTGACGCTTCGCCCCCAAGGTTTGCAGTAATTTTAAAAGGCGTAAGATCGTCTAATTGTGCAAGGATATTCTGCTGAGCCTCTGGCCCCAAGTTGTCATATAGCGTTTGATAGAACCCCAGGGCATCATCAAGGATTGCCTGATTCTGCTCAATTACCTGATTTATCATATCGGCAGAAAGATTAGAGGAACCGACATACCCCAATTCCCCTGTCAATAGCGATTCCTCCGGTCCACCTCTTCCGATAGTAAATTCAGTACCCGCAGTAGGCCGTTTATTCTTATTCAATGTCTCTGATATGATATAGTAAGCCATGGCTGCAGCAGCCGCAAGAAATCCGGTCGTGCCTAAAGTCGCCCCCATGCTTGAGGTGCCCGACATACCCCCGCCATACATGGCACCATAAACCTCGCCCCCACCGATAGGAGTATTGAGAAGGGACCCGAGCGAAGGAATGCCGCCCGTAATCCCAGCATATCCTACTTCGTAACCGAGTTTACCCGCCAAATTCATACCTAGATTTCCAAGAAGACTTCCACCGGCACTCGTACCCGCTTGACCTAAAAGTGAAGTGCCTGCTGTGCCGAATATGCTACCCACGACAGGAATTATTATCTGCTTCGTCATGGCATACGCGATAAGCTCTGACAGCATTTTCTTGAACAAGTTGGATATTTCATCCAGGAAACTCTCCCAGTTATCTATCTGCCCATCGAGCACGTTGTACCAAAAGTCCCTGAAGGCATCCTGCAAGCCTTCAAGCGCATGAGTCCAAATAGCTTCATATTCTTTTGCGGCTTTCTCGGCGGCTTTTTCTGCCTCTTCGTATGCTTTTTTTGTTTGTTCGTTAGCTTTCCCTAGGCTCCACTCAGTCGCTTCCATTCCCACTGCGATCTCTTTTTCCAGATCCGCAACAGCCTGTAATTCATTCGCCCATCCCCAAGTCAATTCTTTCAGGGTTTCTAAGTCACCAGCGGCATCGCCCAGATTGAAACGTTCATCATGAAGGTTCTGATAAGTCGCCCAAGCCTCCTCACTCGCAGCGTTAAATTTGTCCATCTCATCGGTGACATCTTTAAGAATTTTTTCAGCATCGGCAGCGGAAATCTTAGTGGGACCATAAAGATCCTTTGCGAGCTTCTTTACCTTCTCGATAGCATCTGCCTCTTCCTCCAAGGCTTTTGCAATCTTCTTGATTTCATCACTTACAACCGTTCCAAATTCACCCCCTGCACCCTTACCGCCCTTACCGCCGCCGAATATTGCAGACCATTCTTCGTATGGGATCCCGGCTTTAGAGGCAGCATACATATTATCGATTAATTTTTGATGCTCCTCATAAAGTTCAGCAACACTAAGACCACTCATCTTTTTTGCAAGATTATCTATCTGGGCAGCTATAAGTGGCAATAGGCCAAGCAATAATCCGGCTGGATGGCCTATGAGTATCCTTCCCACAAGGCCAACGGCACCAGCCCCTACAATTCCTTCAGGAAGTGCATTGTAAATATCAACGATACCTTGGATGCTTGCCTTTATCTTATCAATAGTTTCATACGTCTTTTGTTCTATTAGTTTATCATTGGCATTTACCCATTGTTCAACTTTATCAATCCATTCCAGTAAGGTTGATTTGCCCTCTTCCATTAAATGCAATAAGACTTCATTCTTGACAACCACATTCCCTACGCGTTCCTGTAAGTCTCCAAAGAGATTTTTTAGCTGGTCCAGGCCACCGGAGAAGGTCTTGGCATTTTCCTTCGCAACCTCAAAGCCCCTTGCTGCGAACTCTGTTATAATTTGTAATTGTTCAGTGGCATCAGTGGTAGACCGAAGGGCAGGGATATACCTTCGGAGCATTGTAAACTCGCCCTGCTCCGCAAGGGCAATATACATTGCCATAGATTGCACATCTCGCCCCGTTGCAGCAGCAAGACCGATAGTCATCTTAGTAGCATCTTCCAGCCTATCAGAAGTCACGCCAAGGTTTTTCTGAAGCGCCATTAACTTCAAGACTTCTTCATCCCCGTATGTCGTAACTGCCTGAATACCAGAAGCAAAATCAGCATAACTCTTGACAAGCTCCTTGGTATATTCATTATTGGCTCTCAGGGATGCAGCTAAAGCAACCTCAGCCTTTTCCTGTTCCATAGCCAATGAGATTGATTTCACCGCTATTTTCTGAGCCGCATATACAGCGGCCGTTACCGCTATCGCGTATGCCTTCCAATGATTTTTCAGGTCTTCTAAAAGAGTCTTTTGGTGTCCGTACTGCTCCTCATTGAGTTGCTTGATTTTGTCGGTCTTAGCCTTTTCTGCCCGGACAAGATCATCTGCCGTAGCCTTGCCGCTCTTTTGAATGGCTTCAAAGGACTTCTCGGCCTGCGCCCGCATGAGATCAAAAGTCGCCCCGGATTTGATACCCAGATTCTTAAAGTTCTTTTCAAGGACAGATGCGCCATCTTGGGCCTCTTTGAAAAGGGTCTGCTGGCCTTTCATGTACCTTGTTTTGTCTAAATCAAGAGATACGAAATACCGTGCCGATAGGTTTACCAGCCATTATCGACAACCTCCTTTTTCCAATACCAAAAAGTTAGGATCTCCTTGGCAAAAGGTAACAAGCGTGCGCTCTAACCTTTTTTTGTTTGATAATTCTTTCACCCAGATGATTAAGGTATCATATCCAAATGGTTTGAATACATTGATCCTGTCTTGCGGATCATCATCCTGGTGCCATCTTTCGCCGTAAAGCTCTATAATCTGTTTCCTCCCATTTATATTGATAAAATCAGGGCATTTCCCGTCTATAACAACCTGTCCGTCCCCTACAAATTTCCATTCGCCAGGATATATTTTATCCAAAAGATTCATAAGTTTAGTTTCGCACTTGTTAGGAGAATTAAAAACGAGGCATTTTTTTGCGTGTTCTGGGTTTTCCCAAAGTTTCTTGTGTGCTTTGGATAATTTTTCTCTGGATTCTTTAGAAATAATTTTTCCCTTGTTGCCATCACCTATTTTCTGTCGCCATACTTTCTTTTTTTCTTCATCTATTGTTGCCCAAACTCTCTTGCTGGCTTTTCCTATTTTCTTTTTATGTTCCTCTGATAATGGGATGCCTAAATGAGCCGCGATTATCTTTGCTTTGGAGTCTTCAGAATGATGCCTCCCAAACATCGGGTGCCCTTCCCCAGATTGATAATCATTATGGGATTCACTCATTTTCTGTTTTGATTCATTAGAATGATGTTTGCCGAACATTGGATGATTTTCTCCAGCTTGGATTCCCTTATGTGCCTCACTTAGCTTTTTGCGACCTTCTATTGATAGCTTTTTCCCCCACATATGGTTCTTTTCGCCAGCACAACATCCCCTTAAAGATTCGGACATTTTTTCTTTGTATCCAGGTCGTTCCCAAACTTCCTTGGCTGTTTTGCCTATTTTCTTTGTTACTCGTGATTTAAATATAGGATCGGACCATCTTTTTTTGGCTTTCTCAGATATACTACGCCTTGCTGATTCAGATAGATTAACTTTCGGATGATTCTTTTTATATTCCGAATCTTGCCATCTAGCTTTCATGCTATCGGATATCGCCTTTCTGCCTTCATCCGTTATCACGATGGATGCCATTTCCTTGCAATACTCAGGATCTTGCCAACGTCGTTTCGCTGCCTCAGATAGTTTTCTTCTATGTTCTTCGGAGAATTGCGCCACTTTACTTCACCCCTATGATTGTCTTAATTGCAGGTATTGATTGAGCCAGAGCAGGCCTCATAAACGGTTTTGAGTATTCAACAATCGAAGCATAGTACGCCAGGAAATTACCTACATAGATACGGACATCCCTCTTTTTCGCTAATAGTTTTCCAGTCTTTGAGTGCTTACGAGTAACCCGGATAGACTTTTTGAGTTGCCCTGCATCCCTAGCTGTCCAGGGTTGACCCGCATAAGGTCCGGTTTTATACATAGGTCTGCTAATGGTCCCGACAGGACATTTTTGACGAGCCGCACCAGCCACAACCTCACCAGCCTCGACAAGGCGTTCAATGGCTACATTGTCAAATTCTTCATCGAATTTGTTAGGGTTCCAGTTGGATATTCTCATGGCGTTGCCTCTTTGCACATTATCGTTATCTCTCCCTCATCTTCTCGATCCACCATCGCCCCAGCCGCAAGACCCCCTCGAAGCATCCCTGATGGTCAGCAACCTCGTAAAGCCTAATGGCCTCATGTATTGCAAGCTGATTAATACTTACAGGTCCATTAAATCCCATCACAAACTGGTTCTGAACAATGAAGAATATCCTTAGTGCATCTCCATTTTCTTCAACCGGGTCTATCCTGCATGCCGCACACGGAGGCTCTTCAGGGGGCATTCTCCTCGCATACATCTTCCTGCATCCTCCGCAAGACGAAGCATACTCTATTGCCCATCCTGCGGAGTCGAGGAGTTTTTTTCGGCGTCCTCTTTATCTTTAATGCTGCTGCCATGCAGGATTTGTTGGCAGCGATTAAAGTAGCGATTGAACACCTCATTGTGTCGCAAGAGCGCCTTATTTTCCCTTGTGCAGTCTATTACCTTCCCCGTGCGCTTGTCTTTGAATCCCTCTAGTTCTGTAATGGCATAGTCGTACATTTCATCGAGTTCAACCATCTGTTCTTCAACGGTTTGGTCTTTGAAATATGTTATTCGATCCATACCCCTGGATTTGGGATTGAAGACGTGTTCCCTGCGTCTTTCCCTGCCCTTCAATTTCAGTTCAAAGAACGGAGCTGTGCTTCTGATTTGTGCTCGCGCATCCGGCTCCGGGTCATGATAAACAACATCGCCAGTTGCTTGATCGATATGTGAACCGAAAAACGGAAACCATTCTCCCTGTGAGACATCAAGGTCAATCAACATAATAAGATTTCCTTTCTGCTATTGTTATGATCCTGTACCTACCTGCTCCATACATGCGCCTTCAACCTCTCCCGCAAAGTCGATAACTCCCATCCCACTCCTTGGAAGCGTGACGGCATCTGCTTTGCTAATAAGGATTGTGCCACCAGTACCAACATGCCACCAGGTAGCAGCGGCTGCGTAGAGATACAGATTGTATATCCCAATCCCCGCCTTACATGCTGCTGCTAACAATGTCTGACCGGTTGAATCATTCGGATCGTAATTCCCTTTGAATGAAACCGATCCGGGTTCCGCAACTCCATCAGCAATCTTTTCAACGACAGTATCCGCAAAAGCAGGATCTTTTTTGATAACCGCCATTGATACTCCGGTTATTGCCCATTCCGTAAGTTCGGCAATCGTATTGCCGCCATACATCACATACCCAGCTTTACCTGAAATCTTCATTTTACTTCCCTCCTAATTGTTGTATTACGTTCACTTCATTAACTTGCGTTTCATCAAAAAACATTACTTCCCACTATATTCCTCTATACCGCCGTTGGCGTTTCAAGCTCTGTTTTTTCTGCGGAAAATTCCGCTGCTGTTGAATCAATCCTAATCACTTTTTTATTGAACTTGTTATAAATCCATTTAAAACCATTCCGAAATGACTCATCTGGAAAATATGGAAGTGGCCGTAAAGAATAATGCTCACAAAAAGCATCAATAACCCAAGCCGTTAAACCCATTTGCCAAGCCTGCAAAACAATTAATGTTCCATACAAATCAAATCCTTCCAAGCCTTCATCGAACCTAAAACCCTTTTTAAGATTAACAATAAGAACGCATTCATCAAGGCAACATGCGGGTTCCGGGAAGTTATGAATCTCTGATGTATCATGGTGATTAGGAATCTGCATGGCATGAAATTTGCCACAAATCCGCCCCCGCATATCCTTCCCGATTGAACCGGCAACAAGCCATGAATCGGGTAGTTTCGCCAATTGTTCCTCAACCTGCTTGATCCAATCGTGCCGGAAAAACATATCCTGGTGACAAAGGACCGCTATGTCCGCGCCTTCAGCCTCCATTACAGCAAGGAG